TGATGTACCAATTTCGCCCGGTAAATAACCCCGCGCAGCCTCAAGCATTTTCTTTAGCGTTGTGTGGATAAACTCAATTAGCTTATCGGCAGCCCCCGCTAATATGCCGACCATGATGCCTATAAACGCACCCTTACGGCCCCCGAGAAGCATATATCCAATAATGCCCATCTCCGCTAAGTAACCGCCTGCAAATTGGTTAACATTGTTATACATTTCGCGCAGCGACTCATATACAGAGCCAATGCCGCCGGTCATTCTGTTAAACGTTAATTGTAGGTCTGCGGCCCCCTTTAAAAACGCAGCAATCCCTAGAAGTGAGCTATGTATCCAAGTCGCAAGATCACCATTTCGTACAAAATTGGTTATTTTTTGGGCTAGGTTTGAAAAAGCCGATACAAGACCGCTCTCACCGATAACAACCTTTAGGTCAGTCATCGCATTACCAAAACGATTAAACTGTGCCGTTGCGCTCTTTGAGGCGCTTTTAGCGCCCTCGCCAAATCTTTCTTCTAATATAGTTGCAAGCTTGGGCACCATGCCGGTAGCAAGTATGTTGCCGCTAGCCAGAGCTTTATCCAACTCAGCGGTTGTAAGGCCAACCGATTCCGCTGCTAGTGAGAACGCTGGCGCTAAGCGCTCACCTAGCTGGCCGCGTAATTCTTCAGCAGAAACCTTCCCTTTGGAAAACATCTGGCTAACCGCAAGCAGGCTGCCTTTCATTTCATCATTAGTCATCTGCATGGCTGCGCCAGCAGTTATAAATGATCGGAAGATACGCTCAGCTTCGGTGGCCTCAAGTCCAGTGGCTTCCACCGCTATGCCAAACTGCTTAAAGGCACCTGCCGTGGTCATAAAATCTACGCCAAGCTCGTTTGCGAATGCTTTAAGCGAATTGAAGCGCTTATTGGTTTTACCCATGTCATTCGACAAAGCATTTAAACCAATTTTAAGCCGCTCAACCTCTAACGTAGTTTTGATTATGTCGCGGGCTATCAACCCAAAAGATATACCGGCAATTGCGTTGCGCAAACTGAAGATCGACCGCACGACGCCGCCAAATGCCCCGCGCATGCCTTTTGTGCGTTTTTCTGCATTATTAGCACTTCGATTAACATCGCGGTCAAAATCACGCAACGATTTGCGTGCGGCAAGCGTGTTAACGGCTATGTTTAGTCTTGCTAGCATTTTTTTCTATCTGTAGCCCCACAAATTCAGCATCCATCATCTGTATAAGAGTGATAAACGCATCAACATCGCCAACCGAGAATACGGATAGGTAAGCAGCTATTTCACTAAACTTAATTGGCCCTATTCCAAATCCGGTATCCCTGCTGTTATTCAGCGTTAAATATGCTTCGGCGTAAAAAGCTTCTGCATCGGTTAGCGTGGGTACGTTGTTTGCAAATGGCGCTTCTGATGGGTCATCATGTACAGCAAGCAGTTTTTCGTATTGCTGCCCCCAAGTGAACATCCAGCGCACCCACGCTGTTAGTTTTTTCCTTCTTCCTCTAGTTGATCATTTCGGTACGCATCGGCATCTTGTGCATAACTTGAAATCAAATCGCGGAACTCGTCGGCGCCTTCCATGCTAAGCAACTCGTATGCTTTTTCCTCGCTGTACTCTAGCGGCTCGCCATCCATGGTTAAGCCGTTCCAACCCAATAAAATTGATTTGGACATGCACTTGCACATAATGTCGGTTTGCTTTTCTGTAGAAAGCTTTCCACTTTCAAATTGACGCCTGTACGGGCCAATTAGCTTGTTAAAAACGGCATGGAACTTTTTATTACCCATACGGGCAATCAAAAAGCTGGTGGTGTCATCGTGATCCATCCAGACACCACTTTCAGCCATCGAATTGTTTACCTTGACTTCACTGAAATCCATCCACTACTCCCTAGCTAGCACGCACAATTTTCATGGTGCAGGCTTCGCTTGCGTTGTACTTGGCTTGAAATTCCATTTCGGCCATTACATCTGCGTTAGTGCTACCAGCGGTAACATTGCCTGCGGTGTATTCCACGCTTGGCAGCGTAATTGTGTAGCTGTTGCTTCCATCGTTTAACTGGAACGCAAGGCTGCTATCGGTGCCTGCTAGGAATTTGTTGTAAACGGCGCTGCTTTGGAAGTAGACGCTCATGCTACCTGTAACCACGAACTGGCCCAAGCCAATGCTTGAGGCGCCCAAGGTGCCAATGGCGTTACGCACGCGCAAATTGTTTTCCACGGTTAAATCAAGGGTCATCACCTTATCGCCGTAAGCGCTGCCGCCCTCGCTAATACTAGCCACGTTGTTTACAGCATTCATTACGGGGTTGGCATTTGCCGCAGCAATTGCGCCGCTAGCCTGCTTGCTGGTGCCCGTTGTGGCTTCCTTACCTAGAAAGCTAAAAGAACCAGTAACCATGTCGCCTGCCGATAATGACAGGTTCATGCTGCTTGTCTGCATGCCTTTGTAAACGTGGAATGGGTTAGTAACACCAGCGCCAAAGTGCTTTTCGATGGTAAAGGTTTTTGTCGTAGTGCCGTTCTTCAACGTATCCGATGAGAACGTACCGCACATAACGCCTTCCAGTAGGTCATCAAAAGTGCCATAGGTAAGCTCAAAGTTAAGGTCGCCAGATGCGCTGGCATCCGTTCTAACCATATCTGAAACATTGCGGTCATTGCGTATTTCAGCGCTTTGCGTGTTATTAATGTTGTATTGCAAACTCTCGCCGGTATAGCGCAAGAATTTATAGCCACTTGTAGGTGCCGTGCCAAACGTGGACTCAGCCGCGATGGCAACTGACACAAGGTTAGAATCGCTCATTGCCTGCTCCTCATGTGTAGGTAACGTCCCTTTGGTACGGTACACTTACGTTCAGTTGATATAACCCATTCGCTACCCCAACCCGCACAATGCTTGGGCTGCGGCATAAAATGGTTCCACTGCTGCCAGCGGAGAATTGCGCGTTACGAAAGACAGCGGCTAAGCTGTCAGCGTAATCACGCGGTACATTTGTGCCCGCCTCAACAGGTACAAATATCTGTATGGTGATTAACCCAATGTGCCTATGCATTGGTGAAGCCCCTAGCTCTTGCTGCGAGCTATCCCCATTGGCAATTACCACGGAAATATACTTGTTATCTGAGGGCGCAGAAAACGACACGTTGTCGTATTTGATTGGCGTAGTAGTCCAATTCGTATTTAAACGCGCCTCAATTGCTTGTCGTTCATCAGCAAAACTCATAACATAGCCCATAGATAAGCGCCAATGGCGCTGCTTCTGTTATGACACATAGCTGCTTGCGGAACAAGTTTAAATGCTGGTGTTGGTAATGCTTGCCGCCGCATTAGCTACCGCCAGTTTTGTCATGCCTGCTGGCGCCTGCGTGCTACTGCCATCTTCTAGGTGTACAATGTACTCCACGTTATTGCTTATTATCACATCTTTTTTGCCCGAAATCTTCCCGACAACCCCTTGGCCAGATCCTTTGTAATCTTCTGATTTTGTGGCAAGGTTTGCGTATTCTTCGTTTACGTTCCAGCTTGCTCGCGCCCGTCCAGTATCAACCGGCGTAAGTCGAGTTACATCGTTCCAGATATCAAAGCTTACCTTGCGAACCACCGTTGACAGTTCGACACCTACTTTTTTAGAAAACGCGGCCATATCGCCGCTAAAGCTTGTGTACCTAGACATTTGTTACCTCCGCAAACCTAGCTCATAGGTGGCTACATCATCACCGCTGTAATTGCTTTCCACCTCATCGACGATATAGGTGGTTTTTTCCAGTACCACCGTATCGCCCTCAGTAGGCGGCACAGTAAAGCTAGAAGCGGCCATGGTTAGCCGCTTGCTTATCTCAGCTTGTCCAGTGTTGCTTGCGCCCCTGCGTACACTTTCAATAATGGCCTTCATTTCGGCGTTCTTGATCGTTTCATCAACCACACCCGTCGTGGCGTTGTACGCAGACAGCGTTTTGCTGGTATACCTTACCGTGGTGCCAAATTGCGTTATGAACTTGGCGGCAACTGGGGCCAGTACACTGTCAAGCGCTGTTGTCATCGTTAATCGTCGCTTTCTGCGGCATCCACCGCATCATCCATTTCGCCGCCATCAACTGGCTGCTGGCTAGGTTGCAACTGCTCTAAGCGTGCACGCAGCAGGCGGTTTTCGGCGCCTTTGTTCGCGCTTTCTGCCAAAGCCTTATCCCGTTGCTCAACAAGCTCAGAAATAAGCGATTGGTGCACAGCAATGTCTACAGTTTGTGGTTGGTTTTCCATTTAATCCTCTTGATTACGTAATGTGAATGGGTACTGTCTTTGTATCGCCATTGGCACTACTTTTCAAGTGTTGTCCTCATATTACTGAGCAAAGTATGTGAACGATCCTCTCATGTATTTGTTTGACCCGCCGCCAAACTCGTCGCCATAGTTGCCAACATTGTCTGAGCCGACCACAAGGGCTATGGTGCTACCAGCTTGCGGCAATTGAAACTGCAAGCCTGCAACGTTGCTGCTTGTAATCACGCCGCCACCGCCGTTGTAATTGTTGTCCAATCCAGCAAAGGGAAGGTTTTTGATGCCGATATTGTCATTTACTGGGCTATTTGGCGCTGTCCAATCAAGCCTAAAAGATACATAAACCATCGTGCCAATACGTATGTATCGACCGGATTGTGTGACGTTAGTTGCTGCGGCTTGGTCGCTAGTGTTTTGGTAAAAGATTTGTGGCGTAAATGTTCCAACCTCGTAATTGTCCAGAACCTCAGAACCCGCTGAGCCGCTGGTGGTGTGGCTTGTAGCGCTAAAGTCGATACCATACCCAGAATCAAACTTTAAGTTGCCCGCAAAGTGAGCGCTTTTATTAGAGCCTGTATCCCTGCCCACGGTAAAAGGAACACCAACAGGGCTAGGCACAGCCGTAATACCATTAACTACATTGGTGCCGCCAAAATAATGGGTGTTAAAACCCATAGTTCTAAAAGCAATCCCGCCATGGTCATCAATAACCAAGCGTTTCGTGCCATCGTCGGTTTGCAACGTGAGGCCGCCAGAGTCTTTGGCAAGAATGTCGCTGGCTTTTACGTTGCCCAAAAATTCTGTCGCGCCAGCGCGATCAATAGTCATGCGCTTATAAACGCTGCCGCCTGTTGAAGTCCAAAACTCAAGCTCACCCTCTGCGTTGGACGAACTGCTTGCGCCGTTAATAATTCGCATGCCACCAAGAATTTTATAACCGCTACTGCCAGTAGTGCTGGCAAAGAAACTAGCTGCACCGTCACCTGCCGTTGTGCTGGTGGTTTGTCCGTTAAATACGCCGTAACCAGAGCCACCGTTGACCCCAAGATATTGGAATGTGCCGCCGTACCCTGTTGTATCTGGCGCCGCACCAAGGCCCAAGTGGCCGCTTTGCCCATCAACGACTAAAGCGTTTGCCTTAGAACCAGCTTTCGCAATAAAGTTAATGTTGTTATTTTGATTGGGATTAACAACCAAGCCGCCGCTTGCATCCATTTGCATGGCGGTTACCCAGCTTATAGCATTCCCAGCCGAGCCAGATCCCGCTACCCTAAAGTCCATTAGGCCAGAGTCCGTCAACCTTATTTTGCAAGCCGCATCATTTTGGATGTAAGACTCTGTACCGCTGCTGTTGAAATAAGCATTGTTGGCGATATTGAAATCTTCATAGTTGCTTGTGTTGTATAACGCGCCAACCGGCGATACTTGCAATGCAGTAGCATTGCTCCACCAAGCTGCTGGCGCTGTCCCGATGCCCACGTTGCCGCTAAAAACGGCATTACCCGACGTTTGGATTTGCAACGCTGTACTTGCATTTGCAGACCCAATATAGCCGTTATTATTTAGTGTGATGTTTGCTAAATGACTTGAGTTACTACCTAAGTTTGAATTGCCTACGGTTACGCCAGCAGCAGTCACGCTGCTATTAAACGTAGCCGCACCTGCCGCTGAAAAATCAAGGGTGAGAGCAACTGGATAAGAACCTCCACCATCATTGCCTTGAAATTTAAATGCTTTATCTTGTGTATTCAGATAAAAGGTAAGGTCGCCACTACTGTTGAGAGTGTTCATAATGTGACTGCCATCATCTGAAATGACAACTTGCCCACCCCCAGCATCTAGCGTGATATTGCCAGCAACGTCCAGCGTTAAGTCACCAGAACTTACGTCAATTTCCTGACCATCAATCGTGATGTTATCTACTGCAACGCTGTTCGCAGTCAGTGTAGTCGCCGCAACAGTACCGGCAGTAGTTCCACCGATGTTTACGTTATTGATCGTTCCACCTGAGATTGTGACGTTACTAGATACAAATGTGTTTAGAGTTGCCGTACTGCTTGCAGAGAGAGTAGTTGCCGCAACAGAAGCCCCAGAGATCGCGCCACCCGTAATGGCTACGGCAGCACCTGACTGACCCGTAAAGTTACCGAAGACTTCTATATCTATGATGTCGGCGGTTGTTGCGCCAGCAGTCAGGGTGACTGT